TGTTTTAGCTGCAATCTGGCCTTTACTTGTTAAAGACTTCATAATAGCTTCATCTAATGTATTTCTTGCAACAATATCAATATAAACAACAGTTCCTTTTTGGCCCATTCTATGAGCACGGTCTTCTGATTGTTTTCTTACTTCTAAGTTGTAGTTATTAGAGAAATAAATAACAGTATTGACAGCAGTAAGAGTAAGACCAAACCCTCCTGTAGTTGGGTTACCCACCAAAAAACGTGTTTTAGGATCTTCTTGAATTCTTCTAACAGCTTCTTTACGAGTTTGAACATCTACTGCACCATATATACTAACTACGGATTCTTTACCATATTTATTCTCTAAGAATTCTATTATTTCATTAATATTGTAAATGTAATTAGCCCAGATTATTGCTTTGCCATCTATTTCTTCAAGAGTTTCTTCAAGCGCATGTAACTTAGATTTATGTAATTGAAGTATTTGGCCATCATCATCTTTAGTAAAACCATTACATACTTGGTGGAGTTTTATAATTTCAGTAAGTTTATTAGAAAACGAAATAGTGCTGTCTTCAACAATAGCCAATGCGTTAGTTCTAAGTTTTTCGTAAATTTTTTTACCATCTCCATCAAGTTCAATATATCTTTTTTGTCTAACTTTTGGTTTTAAATCTAAACATTCATCTTTACGAATACGCGTAGCAAATTGTTTTATTTTAATTTCTAACTCTTGTAATCTTTTGTAATATTTAGGTACGCTGATATATCTACCAGAACCCACGGGTATGTCTGTCATTTCAGCATATCTATTTCTAAAAGCTAAATAACTTGAAAAACCTAATAATTCTGGACTTAAAAACTGACATTGTGTATATAGATCTAATGGAGATTTTGTTATTGGGGATCCTGTTAATATACGCCTTACCAGTGATAATTTTTGCAATCCTAAAATGTTCTTTGTTCTTTTTGCTGATCTATTTTTTATGGTGGTTGATTCATCCAACGCTACAAAGTTTAGGTTATTTTTAATTAAATAATCTTTACAGGCTTCAAATCCTCTTTTTGTAGAAAGAGCTTCAACATTTATTAAAAATATTTTTAAGTCTTTAAAATTATCTAATGAGTAATAATCTTTTGGTTTATCAATATTCCATTTGTAAATTTTATATTTTAAAACATCAGGCATATGAGTTTCTATTTCATTCTCCCAATTTAAATAAACTGATTTAGGCGCAATAATTAGAGCAGCTGTAACTTTTCTTTTAAAAAATAAAAAAGCTAAATTGTCGATGGTAACTTTTGTTTTACCTGTCCCCATTTCCATGAAGTAGGCCCATTGAATTTTTTCTGCTGATTCGTTAAGAGCATTTTTTTGATGCTCGTAAGGCTTTGTCTTATAGGGGTATTTCCACATCTTAAGACATATATATTTTTTTACTTGCAAAGGTCAAGAAAATAAAATAATCACAACAGCGGAGGAAATATGGAAAAAATAGATATTGAAAAAATGTCTAATATAGATCTTAGCCAAGATAGCGTTAGATCTATTTCAGATAAATGTAATGAACTTAAACGTCTTCGAAAAAATATCGAAGATGAAGAAGAAAAATTATCTACTCTAAAAAACAAAGCTCGTGATTTAGAGGAGAGAACAATTCCAGAGATGATGCAGGAAGCTGGTGTATCTTTGCTGAAGTTAAATGATGGTTCGACTGTAGAAGTTAAACCTTTTTACGCAGCAAAAATTCCTGAGTCACGTGTTGACGAGGCCTTCGGCTATTTGAGGCATAACGGTTTTGAAGATCTTATCAAAAATACTGTTACAGCTTCATTTAACAGAGGACAAGATAACCAAGTCTCTGAATTAATAAGCGTCTGTGAAAAGTTTGGATTCAACTATAATAAAAAAGAAAAAGTTGAACCTATGACTTTAAAAGCGTTTGTTAAAGAACAAGTTGAAAACGGCAAAAAATTGCCTTTTGATTTGTTTGGTGTGTACATCGCAAATAAAACGAAAATAACTAACAAATAATAGGTAATACTATGAAACTAAAAGACGAACAATCGAACGAAGTATCGATTAAAAAAGAAACCGGTGCAGTTGCATCAATTAATATTGAGCAATTCGGTGACGAAGGATTTGAGAACGTAGATTCAAAAAGTCTAGCGTTACCATTTCTTAAAGTTCTTGGACAATTATCACCACAAGTCACACAAGGTGATAGTCAGTTTATAGCTGATGCAAGACCAGGAATGATTTACAACACTGTGACCAATGAGTTGTATAATGGAGCAGAAGGTATCGAGGTGATTCCTTGCTTTTATAAACTCGAATACATTGAATGGAAAGACAGAGATAAAGGTGCTGTCGCTCCTGTAAATGTATATCCATCTGATTCAGACATCATGTCTAAAACTACTAGAGGTGATGATGGAAAAGATAGATTGGAAAATGGTAACTATGTAGAGGAGACTGCTTCGCATTATGTGATGGTAGTTGAACCAGATAAATCTTCTACGGCTTTAATCACAATGAAATCTACTCAAAGAAAAAAATCTAAAAAGTGGAATTCCATGATGATGTCTCTTAGAGCGAAGAAAAAAGATGGTAAAGGTTTTTTTAGACCAGCACCATTTACTCAAAGCTATAAACTTAAAACTGTTCTTGAAAAGAACAATTTAGGTTCTTGGTACGGCTGGGAGATAGAGCATACAGGACAAGTGGGGAGCGAAGAAACAATCAAAGCAGCCTTTGACTTTTATGAGTCATGTAAAAAAGGCGCAGTGAGAGCTAATCACAAAAACGAAGAACAAGTAGAAAAAACTCCATTTTAATATGGACCTACTTGACAAAACCTTGGGAGAGTTTGTAGAACTCTTCCAAGGCTCTTCTACATATTTTGGTGCTTCAACACCTCTTGGTCACAAACGTGATAGAGACGGTAAACAAGAATTCAGACATTGGGTAGAACCTGAACCAATGACTAAAGAGCATTGGATCCAACATTTAAAAGGAGAAAAATATTATGGATCTGTCCCTATCAGAGATGATAATTCATGTAGTTGGGGGGTCATCGATGTTGATCGCTACAATATACAACATAAAGAAGTTATACAAATTATACGGAAAAGGAAGTACCCGCTCATCCCGTTCAGATCAAAATCAAACGGACTCCATTTAATTTTATTTATTGATGGTGTTGTTGCAGCATCATCAATGCGTAAAAAATTAATTGAGATTGCATCTGATCTTGGTGTTAATGATTCTACTACAGATATTTATCCTGCACAGGATGAAGTTGATTTGACACCTGAGAGTTGGGATCAAAAAAGAAAAGGTAACTTTGTAAATTTACCATATCAAAAAGCTCACATGACAACTAGAGTTGCTATGGACAATGATGGTAACTCAATAAAATTAGAAGATTTATTTAAGTTTGTATCTGAATATAGACTTACACCTGCACAATTTAAAAAACTTAAGGTATTTCAAGATGACGAAACAAAAGATTGGCCACCATGTGTTGTTAATTTTATGAAAAATAAAGTACAAAAAGGTGAAGGCCGTAATGATGCTATGTTTAATGTAGCTGTGTTAGCAAAAAAAATAAACCCAGACCCTGTAATGTATCAAGATTGGACAAGAGTTATGATGCCAAAAGTTTGTAGTGAACCACTACATCCACAGGAATTAAATAATATTTTTAAAGGTGTAGAAAACAAAGAATACACTTACAAATGTAAAACATCTATTGCAAGAATGCATTGTTCATCTGCAACATGTTTAAGAAGACAACACGGTATTGGTAAAAACGAGGCATTACCTGAAGTAGGTAAACTTACAAAAGTAAATTCTTACCCAGAACCTTATTGGATATTACCTATACAAGGCAAATCAATTAGACTATCAACAAAACAATTATACCAACAGCAATTGCTTGGTGAAGCGCTGCTTAACTACGATATAGTTTGGAGATCGTTGAAACCCACTAAAAGAGATCCAGATCCATATAGAGATTGGTTAGAAGAGTTGATGTCTAACAAACAAGACATGGAAGGTTTTGATGGCAAGGAAGAACTTGAAGATGTATTTAATTCTAGAATGTCACGATTCTTGGAGGACGTTGAAGATACTACAGAATTTGATCAAATAGATTCTGGTAACATTTGGAAAGATGATTTGGAAATGAGATTTAAATTAGAAACCTTTAAAAACTTTATGAAAAAAATGGGTTATAATTGGAATGAAAAAGAGTGTACGAAGTTTTTAGAAACTGGTGGTGCGCAACCTAAGTCTAAATTTAAAGGTATTCAATCTAGACATTGGGTGGTAGCATTACCTAAAACAAGTGAACACAAGAACAAAGATGTCAAATTCGTTAAAGCAAAAGCTGCGTGGGAAGACAATTAAAATATTTGGACCTCCAGGCACAGGTAAAACAGAAAATTTACTTAAACGTGTGCAGCGTTATTTAAAACAAGGCTACAGTCCCGATGAGATTTGTTACATCTCATTTACAAACAAAGCTGTAAACGAATGTGTTGCAAGGGTTCGAAAAAGATTTAAAGAATATGACGAAGATGATTTTAAGTATTTTAGAACATTACATTCTCTGGCCCGACAACAGTTTGCTGAAATTCCCGTATTAGATCCAAAAGCTGACATGTTGATGTTTCACACGCAATACGGAACTATCAAAGTTAATTACAAAGACGGCCATGATGATGCAAAAATTTATAGCAATTGGTCTTTACAAATATACGACAGAGCAAGAAACATGAAGGTTGATCCTGTGTGGCTTTACAAACAACAATCTAGAAAAGCTGTAAGGCTGCAACAATTCAAATCAATTATCAATGGTTATGAAGAATTTAAAACGATGGAACTGGAGAACGGATACCGGACACCGGATCGATTAGATTTTACTGACATGGTAGAAAAATTTATTAGCGATGGATTGGTATTGCCATTTAAAGTTTTGATGGTTGACGAAGCTCAAGATCTAACACCGTTACAATGGGATATGGTTGTTAAAATATCTAAAGGTGTTGATAGAGTTTATATTGCTGGAGATGATGACCAGGCAATATATGAATGGAACGGTGCAGAGGTAGAATATTTTCAATCGTTTCCTGGTAGAAGTTTAGTTTTAAAAAAATCTGTAAGGTTAAATAAGAACATTCATCATTTCTCTAAATGTTTATTGAATTCTATGGGAGACAATAGAGTAGAAAAAGAGTTTTATTCAAACGGTAAGGAAGGAAAGATTTACAGGTGGAATGGCTTAAAAAAAATACCTTGGGATTTAGAAGGTGATTGGATGGTGTTGGCTAGAATAAATGATGTTAAAAGGGAGCTTCAGCAAGAAGCAAAAGACCTTGGTCTGTATTATCAAGATCAAAAAAATAATAAATCATTTGACCCAAACCAGTTTCATGCAATTAATTATTGGGAAAAGATTTGTAATGGCGGCAGCATTTCACGAGAAGAAGCTGTTACAATGTATGAGTATTTGTTAAATATAGACCACGGATACCGGTCATCGGACAGTAAAAAGTGGAGTTTTGCTCACCCAAATCAAGTGTTTACTTTTGATGAATTACATTTAAGGTGCGGTATGCGAGATGAAAAAGGACCATGGTCTTTAGTATTTAAAAGAAAATTTAAAGATAAAGATAAACAGTATTTTCAAAAATTAATGAGTGAAGGTGTGGATTTAAATTTACCTCCAAAAATAATTATAGATACAATACATCAAGTAAAAGGTGGAGAAGCGGATAATGTTGTCCTGGCGAGTAAATGTAACTTTCCATCACACTATGATAAAAAAAATTTAGCAGACAAAGTAAAAGAGTTAAGAGTTTGGTATACAGGTGCTACCAGATCTAAACAAACGCTGCACTTACTCAGCACCTATCATCAATACAACTTTCCTTTAGGAAAGTATTTTAAACTATATGAGGCTAATTATGACAAACAAAGATATGTTTGATGAAACATTTCCACAAGACACTCAGGTAGGCGGGAGTCATTATAAACATTTTCTCATTCAACCCTGGACATTTATAAGAAAGAATGGGTTAAATCCATTTCAAGCTAATGTGATAAAATATGTATGTAGATATTTGTTTAAAGGAAAATCAATTGAAGATTTACAAAAGATAAAACATTATTGTGATTTAGAAATAGAACATTTAAAAGAAAATGGTAAAAAATAATGATAAAATAGTTTGTGAGCAATGTGATGAAGGGTTTGCGGTGATAATAGATAAAAAAGTTTATAAATGTGCAGACTGTTTTATGCTTGAAATAAATATACCAATTGACTCTGGTTTATATAGATTAAATAAAGAAGGACAAAAAGATAGGAAAAAAAATTAATGACTCATCAATTAAATTTTGTTTATAATGATAGTGATTGGATATGTCCATCAGAATATCCAGACCTATCTCAAGCCAAAGAAATTGCAATTGACCTTGAAACAAAAGATCCAAACATAAAAACTAGAGGTGCTGGTTGGGCAACTTTTGATGGTGGGATAGTGGGTTTTGCAGTAGCTGCTTTTGGTCAACAATGGTATTTCCCAATACAGCACGATGCTGGCGGTAACATGGACCTGGCCATCACCACTGCTTGGATGCAAGATATTTTAAAAACACCAGCGACTAAAATTTTTCACAATGCAAGTTATGACGTAGGTTGGTTGCTAGTAAATGGGTTTGAGATTAGGGGACAAATTGTTGATACTATGATCGCAGCGGCTTTAATTAATGAAAACAGGTTTAGCTTCAGTTTAAACTCATGTGCTAAAGATTATCTTGGAGAAATAAAAAATGAAACGTTTTTAAATGAGAAAGCAAAAGAGTGGGGAATAGACCCAAAAGCTGACCTTTGGAGATTACCTGCAGGGTATGTTGGTTTTTACGCTGAACAAGACGCAGGTTTGACTTTAAGATTATGGGAAAGATTTAAAACAGAAATTTCAAAACAAAGTCTTCATGATGTCTGGGAGATGGAGATGGAGTTGTTACCTATACTTATTGAAACAAGAAGGAGAGGTATAAGAGTAGATGAAGCAAAAGCAGCAGGTTTAAAAAAAGAATTTGTTAGTAAAGAAAAATCTATCCTACATGAAATAAAAAAACAAACTACTTTAGATGTTGATATTTGGGCAGCAAGATCTGTAGCGCAAGTGTTTGACAGAATAGGTGTTGATTACCCACGGACACCGAAAAGTGACGAACCAAGTTTTACGCAAAATTGGCTAGTAAACTGTGATAACCCGATAGCGCAACTAATAAGACAAGCAAGAGAAATAAATAAATTTCACTCAACATTTATAGACTCCATTCAACGTTATGTTCACAAAGGTAGAATACATTCTGAAATAAATCAACTAAGATCTGACCAAGGTGGAACTGTGTCAGGACGTTTATCATATTCAAACCCTAACTTGCAACAGATTCCTGCAAGAAACAAAGAATATGGAGATAAAATTAGAAGTTTGTTCCTACCTGAAGAAGGTAGACAATGGGGTAGCTTTGATTACTCACAACAAGAACCTAGGCTTGTTGCACACTATGCTGCATCTGTTCATGACCATTTTGAAGGTGCAGCAGAGTTCATTGAAGCCTACAAGAATGAAGCTGCAGACTTTCATCAAATTGTTGCTGATATGGCAGGAATAACTAGATCTCAAGCCAAAACTATTAATCTTGGGTTATTTTATGGCATGGGGAAAAATAAATTAGGTAAAGAATTAGGTATTTCAAAAGATCGTGCTGAGTCGCTATTAAGACAGTATGGTGAAAGAGTTCCATTTGTTAAAAAATTAGCTACAGATGTATCTAGCTCAGCTTCAAAATACGGGTTTATTCGAACAATAAAGGGCCGTAAATGCCGATTTGACATGTGGGAGCCTGCAACCTTCGGAATGAATAAAGCTATGCAATACGAGGAGGCTAAGGCTATTTATGGAAATAACATAAGAAGAGCTTTTACTTACAAAGCTTTAAACAGATTAATTCAAGGATCTGCAGCTGATCAAACTAAAGAAGCAATGATACAATGTTATAAGGCAGGGTATAAACCTTTACTTCAAATACATGATGAATTATGTTTTTCAATAGACAATGAAAAAGATATAAATGGCGTAAAAGAGATAATGGAAAATGCAATCGACAAACTTAAAGTTCCTTCCAAAGTTGATATTGCCCTCGGACGATCCTGGGGAGAAGCTAAGGAATAG